GATGGCCGCGTTCCAGACGGCGGCAAACCGGGTCGGCCCGATCTTGTCGAGGAACTCAAGCGCGGTCATAGTCTCGGGCTTGTCGTCCCGCTGCCAGAAGCCATCAGGCGCGGTGTCGCCGTCGAAGTTACCACAGCACTGTCCGGTCATGTCATACAGCATCGCCATTGAAATCTCCTACCACCACATGAGGATGACAAAGCCGTCACCGCCTTTACCGCCCGCGCCGCCCGTGACCCCAGCGCCTCCGCCTCCACCACCAGAACCCCAACCGCCTTCTGCGCCTGCGCCGCCTGTGCCAGCAGCGCCGTTAGAACCACCCCCGGTGCCGCCGGAAGTGAAGAAGGGGCTAAGTCGCTGGCGCATGCTATCGAGCCGCAGGCCGCGATTGAAGCCCGTGTTGCCTGCACCACCCGCAGCTAGGCCACCCGCAATGGTCGGCCAAGGGCCAGCGCCAGTAATCGCGCCCCCTGCGAAGTTCGTATTGGCCGTGCCGGTCCCGGCCCCGCCTGTGCCGCCTGTGACTGCAAGTGTCGTAGGAAGGGTGAGCGCGCCACCAGCCGCGCCGGTCTGAGCACCGCCAGCGGTCCCGGCTTGGCCAGCGATACCGGTGAAGATCGCGCCAGTAGTGAAGACGCCGATAGACCCGGCGGACCCAGCCGTCCCTGCGGTCCCACCTGCGGTGCCTGAGCCAGCACCCCCGCCACCTCCACCGCCGCCGAGAAAGACAAGAACGTTCTGGTTAGTCCCGTTCGGCTCGACTGAGATGTTATTGCTTTGCCCATTACTACCCGCCACGCCCGCAGCTCCGCCCGGAGCGCCGCGATTTACCTGTAGGAATAGGCGATCAGGTATCAGAATGGCTGGCACGAGAAGCCGCTGGATAGACCCACTGCCGCCGCCCGCACCGCCACCGCGCGCTGAACTTGCAGCGCCAGTGAAACCCCCGCCACCGCCACCGCCGGGGTTCTGGTTGAGTATGTAGACCCACTGGCAACCCTGTGGCTTGCTCCAAGTGGTGTAGCCCCGGTTCGAGGAATACGTCCCGGCGTTGTCCGGTGGCGTGAAGACCCGAAAACCGGTCATGCTATCTGTGGGGAGTGCATCAGGGATCATGTCACCACCACATAATCATGACGAAACCATCGCCACCCTTGCCGCCAGCACCGCCGGTTACACCACCACCACCGCCGCCTCCGCCACAGCCGTACGCGCCGATGCCGCCAGCGCCACCAACCCCAGCAGCGCCGTTAGAACCGCCACCCGTGCCGCCCGTGAACAGTAGGCCCTGTAGCGGCGAGACAAGCTTGTCGAGTTGAGTGCCGTAGCCGAAGCCGCGCGCACCTTCACCGCCAGCAGCCGTGCCGCCCGGAAGGGCCGGGAACCGACCCGCCGCGACAATAGCGCCTCCCGCAAAGTTAGTGTTGGTCGTACCCACGCCAGCCCCGCCAGCGCCGCCGGTCGTCCACAGGTTGCCGGGAGTAGTTGAGCCGCCCGAATTGCCGGTTTGTGCGCCGCCCGCAGCCGCGTTCTGCCCTGCCGAGAGAGACAAAACACCCCCCGCCGAGAAGTTGACCGCGCCCGTCGCCGTGCCACCAGTGCCAGCCGTTCCACCCGCTGTCCCCGACCCCCCGCCGCCACCCACAGCGTTACCGCCGCCAGTGACGATGATGTTCTGGGCCGTCGTATTCGGCTGGATCGAGAGGTTGTTAGCAATACCGTTGTTGCCCGCGCTGCCCGCGCTGCCGCCGGAGCCACCACCGTTGACCTGCAAGAAGACCCGATCCGGTAGCAGACAGGCCGGGATAAGAAGCCGCTGTGTAGAGCCAGAGCCACCCCCGCCTCCGCCGCCACGAGCAGTGCCTGCCGCACCCGTGAAACCCCCACCACCACCAGCGCCGGGGTTTTGGTTGAGGATATAGATGAACGTGCAGCCTTGCGGCTTGTCCCAAGTCTGCCAAAAACCGGTAGCGCGACCAGAACTAACGAAGCAGCGGTAACCCGAGATGCCATCAGAAGGGAAAGGATAAGGGATCATGCTACCACCATGCGACGAGCACGAAGCCGTCGCCCCCCTTACCACCAGCGCCGCCTGTCACACCAGCGCCTCCGCCTCCACCACCAGAACCCCAACCGCCTTCTGCGCCTGCGCCGCCTGTGCCAGCAGCGCCGTTAGAGCCACCTCCGGTCCCACCCGAGGTGAAGTGCGGCATGAGCCGTTGGCTGATCTGGTCGAGCCGAGTGCCGATGCCATAGCCGCGATTGCCAGCACCACCAGCAGCCGTGCCGCCAGCAAGAGATGGCCAAGGTCCAGCAGCCGTGATCGGGCCGCCCGTAAAGTTGGTGTTTGCAATTGGTGTGCCGCCACCGCCTGTACCGCCAGTTACGAAGCTATTCGTAGGCAGCGTTAGGGTGCCTCCGTTGGCCCCGGTCTGGGCACCACCAGCCGTCCCTGCTTGTCCCGCGATGGTAGCAAACACCCCACCCCAGCCGAAATTACCCGCCACACCCACAGCACCAGCCGTGCCAGCCGTGCCCCCAGCAGTCCCCGACCCGGCACCTCCGCCGCCAGCGTTCGAGCCGGGGTTAATCAACAAGTTCTGGCCAGTCGTGTTGGGTTGGATAGAAACCGAACAAGAAGCACCGGCGCTGCCTGCCCCACCCGCAGTGCCGCCAGCCCCGCCCCCGATAGGCTTGATATAGATCGTGTCAGGCAGAACATACGCCGGGATCAGAAGGCGCGCGGTTGAGCCAGAGCCACCACCGCCTCCGCCGCCACGCGCCGAACCGGCTGCACCTGTGAACCCACCGCCGCCACCCCCACCAGCGTTCTGGATAAGCATGAAGATCATTGAGCAGCCTTGCGGCTTACTCCAAGCCTGCCACCCACGCGTTACCGTCCCATCCTGCGCGGGTTGGAAGAACCGAACACCAGTCATGCCGTCCGTAGGGAAGGCGTTAGGGATCATGGGTTAATACTTCGAGCCGAAGGTCGTGACAGCGTAGCCCGTGCCGGAAGCACCCGTAGAGGTGCCAAAGCCGATCAGCAGACGGTTCCCCGGCTTCAGCTGGCGGCGCACCGAGAACACATAGGCGTTCTGGGCCAACGTGTTCGAGGAGGTCGTAGCGACGGTGCTGATCTCGTCGATTAGCGCAGTGTTGACCACCGTGTTGGTCGTACCGGGAGTGAACGAGCCGTTGGTGTCGTGGTAGAACAGGCGCGCAACAGTAGCGGCAGGGGAGCCGACCGGCTTCAGTACGACACTATCCACCCAACCGCCCTCGGTCGTGTCAGCTTGGAAGATCGAAGAAAGGTTAGTGCCAGTACCGTTCTGAGCGGTCTCTTGGCTCGGGCCAAGCACGGCACCGCCCACCTGAACGTCAGGAGTGCGACCATAGATGGGGTTCGTATTAGCTGCCATAAATCACCTCAAAGTGCGACGAAGCCGGAGCGGTAGACGAGGTCGGTGCCGATGGTGGCCGCGCCCAAGTCAACCGCGCCGGGGCTGATGATAACAGTCGAAGTGCCGGTCAGCGAAAGGAGGGCCTGCGTGTAGGCGGAGCCGTTCCATCGCATCTCAAACGGGTCTCGGGTCAGCGTCAGCCCGTTGGTCGAGATCAGCCCCATACCGTAGGCGAAGTTGCCACCAGAAGTGATGAAGTACGGGGCCAGCCGGTTAGCTAGCTCCGTACCCACCTCGGCGGGAGCGAGGAAGTCGCCGTTCGTAGCATCCCGCACCCCGGTCGCAGACAGCGTGAGCGACCCAGTGCCGGTCGTGCTGGTGGTTACCCGGATGCGGTTTGCTAGCGACATTAGCCTGCCTTACGCTTGGCCTTCACCGACCACACAGCAACGGCGACAGTGGCAAGGGCACCGGCCAGCGACACAGCGGTCTCCGAGTCGATCCAACCCTTGGCTGCAGCAAAGCCGCCGAAGGCAGCGAAGATGGTACGCAGTACGCCGAAGAGTTCGGCCTTGGTCATGTGCATTCTAGTTCCCCTTCGGATAAGACTTCCAAGGCAGTTCCCAGTGCGGGCCGTCCTTGAAAGTGCGCCAGTCCCCACCCCACTGGATCGGGACATTCTCTGCCGCCGCAGCGGCCTTAACCGTAGCAGCAAGCTGGTGGTACAGCGGCCAGTCCCAACGCACCGTGCCCCCGACCATCGGAGCCAGATCAACCGCGTGACCGGTGAGATGCCGCGAGTTCATGGTCTTCGTCGCGCCTTGGCTATACAGCTGCTTTTGCTTAGCGACAGTCCGCAGTCCTTCCAGCACGGTGAAGTCCAGCGACGACATAGCCGCTGCCCTCTTGACCACACGGACGAGGTCAGGATGAACCCCTTCCAGCCGCGACAGTGAGCGTTGACCAAGTACGATACTCATTACATCAGGTTCCTAAGCTTGTAGGCGGTCGTGATGTAGACCTCGGTAACCCCATCGACGAGGTTGCCGACAGCACGGCTGCCCTTGCAGACCTTCTCGTGGTTCTTCTCGATCCACTCGGCGTCCTCGGTGAGGATCATCAGGATATCCTCAGCCTTGGTCTTGGGGGCTTGCACCGTGCCGACCAGTTCGAACGCACCCTGATACGCCTCTACCAGTTTATCCAGAGCGTCGATTACACCGTCGTAGAACTCGCCCAGTGCCATATGCCGCGCATAACCCCCTACGCCATTGGCACGCCAATGCTCGAAATGGGCTACGTTGCGTGCATAGAACACACGGGCGATGAGTTCTTCGATCATTAGGCGATCCGGATGATGGCGGTCGTGTTGGCAGCTGCCGGGAAGATGATGGTGAAGTCACCTGCCGTCGAGGTCTTGTCCGAGCCGAAGTCCAGCGCACACACCGCAGCGTTGGTCAGCGTGGTGTTCGCTGTGCCGTTAGCCGACGGAGTGGTGTTGTAGATCAGCGCACCGCGCGCCGTGATGGTCGCGTTGGTGAAGGTGAGGTCGCTATAGTCGGTATAGCCGGTGCCCGCCGAAGCTGAAGTGTTCGACGCGGTAACGCCTAGGTTAACCAGCGTGCCACCGCCTGCCGTGTAGTTCGTACCCGTCACCTCGTTGGTAGAGGTATACGAAGTCGTGTTGGCGTCGATGGTCGCAGACGAAGTGTACAGCGCCAGCTTGAAAGTGTCGCCGCCCGTGTTCCGGAAATCGTGCACGCAGAGCATAAGCTCGGCCTTGAAGCTGGTGCACATAGCCTGTGTGATCGGCATGGGTGTCTCCTTATGCGTCTAGGATCGGGATCAACTCTGGGTACCCCGCCTGTGTGAACTTGTTAACCAGAGTTACGTTATGCGACCGGACCGCCTCGTGCATGTAGTAGATCAGCACATGACGGATGCTGTCCTTGTAGGCTTCAGCCTGCTCGCGGAGCAGTGGGTGCGCGTTGCTCCCGACGTAGATGATCTTGTCGAGCGCACGTTCAGCGATCTCCTCGGGCGTGAAACCACGTCCCTCGGTCGTCATGACCATTACGTCCCCGACTTCACCTGTACTAATGTTAAACATACTACCTCACGGGATAGCGGATTTGGCCGCTGCGATACATGTCCTGCCGGTTCTTGCCTTCACCCAGCTGCTTGAGCATAGCCAGCGCCTCGTCGTACCGCTTCTGGTATCCGGCTATGACGTCAGCTTCGCCCTTCATGAAGGTGTAGGCTTCAAGTAGCGCTCCGTAAAGCAGGACACTATCGAAGTTGTCTCCAAGCCACGACGTCCCCGCAGTCACGATGGACGGTGGGTAGTAGAAGTAGTGAAGCTCGACGGTGTAGTTATCGTCAGGAGTTGGCCCGAGGATATACGAGTTCTCGTCGAAGTAGGCGTAGCAGTAGGGTAGCCCTTCGTCGTTCGGGTTCGGGAACGACTGCCGGATAAAGCTGACGTCCTTATTCAGCAGATACTCGTAGTTCCCGTCCCCATCGACCACAGCCATCGAGAAGTTAGCCAGCCAGTCAGTGGGCACCGTGAGGTACTTATTCCCCGCAGTGCAGGTGCCGGTCACGTTCTTGCGCAGGTCCAGCAGCTGGACTGCATTG